CTTGACGCTACAACCAAAAAGATTGGTATTGCGTGGGTTGTGGATACTTCTAAAATAAAACAGTTAGAGGCATAAATAAACTATTGACTTGCTATCCTATTCAATGTAGGATAGCAAGTAACGAAAGGCAGAAATGATTAACGAAATAGAACAGAAGACAGACTTTGTTGTATCGTGGCACGCGAAGAAATATAACAAGGTTATATTCAGGGTTGGCAATCTGAATAAAGAGGGTTGTAGAACATGGGAAAGTAATGGTAAAAAGTATATGTGTTTTTGGGACACAGTGTTGGAAAGATATACAACTTGTATTAATCCCATGATCACATACAAACGAAAGGTATCATAATGTACAATACAATACTATACATAGGACTAGGGCTTATAGCGGTAGGCTTTATTGGTTTCATGATTTCCTGCATCATGGAACGACACTACGAAACAAAGTTATTTGAACTAAACGAGAAACTTAGGAAGGATGATAAATGGAGATCTGGGAACTAGCATTAGGTTTTGTTCTGGGGGTAATTATTATCTGGTATTATACTTGACATAGTTTCAGTAATAGGATAATATGGGACTATGAGTAGAATAATTAAAAGAACTAATCCATACTCTGGACAATCTGAAATGCTAACAAGAGAAGAGGCTATGTTACACGACACAGTCAAGCAAGCAGAAGAAATGCAAGAGTATGACAAAATGCAAAAGGCTTTAGATAAGTTTAGCCGTCTAAATCCTAAAGCATACATGACACTACTAGATTAATCATGAACCAGGGCGCCCCTTCGGGGCGCCCTGGGCCCTTCGGGCCTAATAGAGGTACCAAGGTCCATCTAAATTTTTGACTTTTTTGTTTTATTAAATTACTAATCTATAGAAGGGGTCCCAAGATCTACCCTTTATTGCTAAGATTTAGATGTTTAAGGTCTTAAAATACTTTTTAAGGTTTCAAAATTTACCTGTAAAAATTTTGCAAAAAATGAAAACTTTATGAATATAGACTTAGAAAAGATAAAGAAACTACCTCCTGATGTGCGTGATGATTTTATGCGTACCTTTCTACAATACGAGGAAAAGAAAAAAGAATCTAAGATACGATCTGATTTTCTAACTTTTGTAAAACACATGTGGCCTGATTTTATAGAAGGGTCCCATCATAAAATTGTAGCTGATAAATTTAATAAACTCGCTGAAGGTAAGATCAAAAGATTAATTATTAATATGCCACCAAGACATACGAAGTCTGAGTTTGCATCTTACTTCTTACCTGCATGGATGGTTGGTAAGAATCCTAAATTAAAAATTATCCAATCAACAAATACAACTGAGTTATCTGTAAGGTTTGGCCGTAAAGCAAAAGCACTTATGGACTCTGCAGAATACAAACAAGTTTTTCAAACTAGATTAAATCCAGATTCTCAAGCTGCAGGTAAATGGGAAACAGCACAGGGCGGTGAATATTATGCAGCCGGTGTTGGATCTGCAATTACAGGTAGAGGTGCAGATCTTCTAATCATTGATGACCCGCACACTGAACAAGATGCAATGAACTCACAAGCATTAGAGAGAACCTTTGAGTGGTATACTTCAGGACCACGACAACGTTTACAACCTGGTGGATCTATCGTTGTTGTAATGACACGATGGAACTCGAAAGATTTAGCCGGACGCCTGGTCCATGCACAAAAGGAACCAAAAGCAGATCAGTGGGAGGTTGTAGAGTTTCCAGCTATTATGCCAGGCGGTGAACCGCTTTGGCCAGAGTATTGGAAGTTAGATGATTTACAATCTGTTAAAGCATCTATTCCTATTTCTAAATGGAATGCTCAGTACATGCAGAACCCTACATCAGAAGAAGGAGCTTTAATTAAACGTGAATGGTGGCAAAATTGGGAAGATGACATACCACCTCTACAACATATCATACAGTCTTACGATACAGCGTTTATGAAAAAAGAAACTGCAGACTATTCTGCAATCACAACCTGGGGCGTTTTTCAAAAAGATGAAGATTCAGGACCACAACTAATGTTAGTTGATGCAATAAAAGGAAGATACGAGTTTCCAGAACTTAGACGAATCGCATTAGAACAATATGGTTATTGGCAACCTGAGACAGTTATTATTGAGTCTAAAGCATCTGGTCTACCCTTAACTTATGAGTTGAGGAAAATGGGAATACCTGTTATAAATTTCTCACCCAGTAAAGGCAACGATAAGCATACTAGGGTAAACGCAGTTTCTCCGCTGTTTGAATCGGGGAGAATATGGGCGCCCACTCACATGGAGTTTGCACAAGAGGTCATTGAGGAATGTGCTGCTTTTCCTTACGGAGACAACGATGACTTGGTGGATTCTATGACACAAGCAGTTATGAGATTTAGACAAGGAGGTCTACTACAACATCCTGAAGATCATAAGGATGAAGAGGGACCTAAAAAGAAAAGGACATATTATTAATGTTAAAAATATTAATGGAATTATTTGGAGACAAGTACGTTAGGTCATTAATAGGCACGAGAACAAATATCTCTAAACCTATTAAAATGGATTCTAATAGTCCTTACAAAGTTTATTCTGACGAAGCTTTTGAAGATCCAAAAGCTCTAGCTATCATTGAAGAAAAAATTAGAGAGTATACTCCTTATGCTATGTCAAATAAAAACGCATCTGAAATTGCTAACTTTGAATTAAATTTAAGAAGACTTAAAAATGCTAAGATGAAAGAATCAGGCACAACTCCAGGCATGATAAAAAGTGTTGAGGAAGCAAAGAAGCCAAAACCAGAAGCAGACGTTCTTGATATTGGTACAGGTAAAAAAGTTGATGACGAAGGTATTATGTCTTTAAAAGATGAACTTGGTTTACCAGAAGGTATAGATCCAAAAAGTCAAAGAGGAAAACTTATACAAGAATTACAACGTTCAACAGCTGGATCTAAAAAAGCCGAATCCATAGCTCAAAAAGTTTTTGATGACATGATGAATATGCAATCTAAAACATATAGCATAGAACAAGAAGGTCGAAGAAGAGCAGTAATAAGAAACATTCTTCTTACAGACGATAGACTTGATATACCTGATGATATTAGACAACGTCTGGCAAGAATGGATGATCTTAAAGGTGATGAAGAAGTTGATCCATTAAAAATATTTGAAAGATTTTATTTAAGAAACAATAAACAATTAGAAGTTCTTGATGATGTGATTGAAACAGCACCAGATGCAAAATCAGCGGCGGAAGAGTTTTTAGCAAAAAAAGAAAAGTTTGATCTTAAACCTGCTATGGAAAAAACTGATGAGGCTGAAGATCTTGGTGACAAGTTAAAAGATTTACCTGATGATATTGATCCTGATGCTTTAGCTGAGGGTGGTAGACCTGGCTCTGGTTTAAATAATATATTAGGAGTCTAAATGAAAGTGGCCAACTACAATCAAATGATGGCTTACATAAGAAGGCCAAAATCAGAGTTCACCTTACCAGAACCCAAGCCCCAGGAACTTTTAGAAATACAAGAAGACGCTAGAAAAGAAAGACTAGAAGACACGATGGATGAAACTCGTCCTTTCTTAATGGATGAGTCTGTAGACTTTATTGAAAGAGAAAACTTTGATGAGGGTACTAAAGTAGATAAAAGAACATTACGTCCTCTCGATTTTGAAAGAAGAGAACAGATAAAACAATTTATTTTAGATGATATAAAAGACTTTGAAAAAAATCGTAAGAGATTTCCAAATGAAAAATATCAAGTTAATCAAGATAGGATTATAGCAAAACTAAAAGAAAAAACGGGAACAGGAACAGATCCTAGAATTATAACAGAGGTTATAGAATCTTTAAGTCCTACAGACAAAAAAAAGATTGCTACTATTCAAAGAGGTAAAGCCACTGCAAGTAAATTACCAGAAGCAGAACAAGATTTTTTTGCTAAAAATTATAAAGCAAAAACTATTTCTCAAATGGCTACAGAGATAACTGAAAAACCCTATGATAATAAAATTACAAAAGCAAAATCAGCTCAACTTTACAGACATTATTTATCTCAAGTAAAATTAGGAAACGTCGCTGCAGAAGAAGTACCAAAAGGCACTAGACCTAAAGGGTCTACGCCTAAAGAAGAATTAAAAACTTTTGAAAATTATAGAAAAGCACAAAAACAATTAATGGATTTAGATCCTAAAACTTATAAAAATTTAACTCCTTCAATGTTAGATAACAGAATAAGAAAAGCATTACAGTTTTCTACAGTTAGAGGAGCTTTTAATGTCCCAGCGTCTCTCGCTCCTAGTTTTGAACATTTTCAAGGCGTAGTGCCTTCAACAATTATTGAAGATCCAGATGGATTAAGAAAAGCAGGTATTACAACTAAAGATTATAATTTCAATGTTATGGGAGCTAAAGCTAAAAAAGGAATGTATAAGACTATAAAAAATAATATTAGAACAGCCAAAGAATTTTTTAATCAAGGTAATACAGCAGAAGCAAAAAAAACATTGAATATTGTAAATGAAATATATGATGATGTTTCTGAAAAACTAAAATATATAGATAGAAAAAAACTACCTAAATATAGTTTAGGTAAAGAAGGAATAAAAGAAACAAATTTAAAAGCAATTAATATAGGGACAGAAAAGAGATTAGGAAATACAATTGAAGATTATATAAAATTTGTTGCAACAGGACCTAAAAGAGATATTGCTAAAATTAAACAACCTAATTTAGCTAAAGCAGTTGAGATGGTTCAAGAGGGAGAGGATATTAAAGAATTAGTTAAATCAAGATTGCCAGATATAAGAGAAGGACAATTATTTGCTAATCCAATGTCAGATCCTACTTTAATAAAAGAAGGTGTAAAAGAAATATCTAAATCCCCTGAAGCCAGAAACTTGTTCAAAGGTGCTGGTCGAATAGCTCTTGGTGAACTTGCCTTTGCACCAGCTTCAATCGTATTAGACACATATGCTGGATTAACTCCAGAAGAGATGGTTTTAAATGTGGCAACTTTTGGTTTAGGCACACCTTTAAAAGACTCAGTTAAAAAGAGACAATATATTAGCGACCTTGGTTATGGTAAAGCTTATCAATCAGCTTTAACTAAAAGAAGAAATTTAAGAACAGCTCCAGAAAGTAAAGTAGGAGAACTAACAGAAGATGAAAAACAAGCTATATTTTTATCTAACGTTTTTGATACACAATTAGAATTAAAAAGAGGACAAAAAGCTGAAGACTATCAAGAACAATTTGAAGGTCAGTTAAAAAGAGGGGAGCTTGAAGTATTGGATGATTCACAGGTTCTAGAGGCACCTACAAGGGTAGAGCCAGAAGTTCCTGAAGAAGAGGAGGAAGGACTTTCACCTTTCTTTGATAAAATACTAGGGACTTTTCGTAGTAATCTAGCCTCTGGTAGTAAACCTTCTAATGAAGAAATGATCGACCTAGTATTGAAATATGGCAAAAATAAAAAAACTGACTAGAACCATACCGCCTAAATCAGGGCCCATGCCTCAAGGCTTGAGTTTATCCTATAATACTGTTAAACAAGTGGGAACGGAGAAAATAAATGGCAGACAACGTAGACAAGGCGTTACCAAACGTAGAACAAGAATTAAAAGTACCATCACCTGAAGAACTCGTAGAAGCACAGGCCGAAGAAACAAAAAAATTAAATGAAGCCGGTGAGCCTATTGAGATCACAGAAAATGAGGATGGATCGGTTGATATTAATTATGACCCTTCAGTAGGATCTATTGAGGGTGGTCAGAATCATTACGACAATTTAGCAGAGCATTTACCAGAGGAAGTATTAGGACGACTAGGTTCTACGCTCACACAAAATTATATGGACTATAAGATGTCTAGAAAAGACTGGGAAAGATCTTATACCCAAGGTTTAGATTTATTAGGATTTAAATACGACAACAGAACAGAACCATTTCAAGGTGCATCAGGTGCAACACATCCTGTTCTTGCAGAAGCTGTTACACAATTTCAATCTCTAGCTTACAAAGAATTATTACCAGCAGATGGTCCAGTCAGAACACAAGTTATAGGATTACAAACTCCAGATAAAGTTCAACAAGCGCAGCGTGTTAAAGATTACATGAACTATGAACTCATGGAGCAGATGCAAGAGTACGAACCAGAGTTTGACTCGATGTTATTTCATTTACCACTAGCAGGTTCCGCATTTAAAAAAGTTTACTATG